CTTTTGTAACTGAACAATTAGAGAGTGTTGAAGAATGGAAAAATCAAGGAGATGTAACTTTTTATAATCAGGTTAATCCAGATGGTCATTCTGTAGAAAAGGAAACTTGGAGTACAGATAAAGAACAATTAGAAAAACTTGCAAAAGAGGCAACGGATAATTATACTGATTTATTAGAAAAAATTAATTTAGAATTATCAGAATTAGATAATGAAGGAGTAAAAGATGGCAGTAACATCAATAGCTGAGTTGAAAACTAAAATACAAACTCTTAGTGGTAATAAGAGGGAAAATTTACGTAATTCAACTTATTTGTCAACAATAGCAACAGAATTACAAACTGAAGTAGTACAGTTGGAAGCGTCAGGAAGTGATGCAGATTTAATTTCTCAAGCTAAAACATACTTGACTAAAATACAAACACAATATACGAGTTCAATATCATAAATGAGTAACTCAAAAGACTTAAAAAAGTTAATTAGGTCTGAGTATGTAAAATGTGCTAAAGACCCAGTATACTTTATGAAAAAGTATTGTATGATACAGCATCCAATAAAAGGTAAAATACCATTTCATCTCTGGGACTTTCAAGAAAAGACATTAAATGATTTTAAAGGTCATAAACTTAATGTAATTCTTAAAGCAAGACAATTGGGTATGTCTACTTTAACGGCAGGATACTCATTGTGGATGATGACATTTCACGAAGACAAAAATATTCTTGTTATAGCTACAAAACAAGATACAGCTAAAAATCTTGTAACTAAAGTTCGTGTAATGCATGCTAATTTACCAACATGGTTGAAACAAAGCTGTGTGGAAGATAATAAATTGTCATTAAGATATAGAAATGGTTCTCAAGTTAAAGCTGTAGCAAGTTCAGACGAAGCCGGTCGTTCAGAAGCATTATCATTACTTGTTCTTGATGAAGCCGCTTTTATTGATAACATTGATACAATATGGGCAGCGGCATCACAAACATTATCTACAGGTGGTCAATGTATTGCATTATCTACACCAAATGGTGTTGGTAATTGGTTTCATAAAACGTGGATAGAAGCGGAAGATGGTTTAAGTGGATGGAACTTTATAAAGTTACATTGGACAATACATCCAGAACGAGGTGAGGAATGGAGACAAAAACAAGATACTTTATTAGGGCCTTCATTAGCGGCACAAGAATGTGATTGTAGTTTTATAACATCTGGTCAAACAGTAATAGATGGTATGATTATAGAAGAATATAGAGAAACTCAAATTAAAGAACCAATAGAACGTAGAGGATTCGATTCAAATATGTGGATTTGGGAGTATCCAGATTATTCTAAAGATTATATTGTTAGTGCAGATGTTAGTAGAGGTGATGGTTCTGATTTTTCTGCGTTTCATGTACTTGATATTGAACAAATGAAACAAGTTGCCGAATATAGAGGTAAAATTGGAACTAAAGATTTTGGTAATATGTGTGTTAGTGTAGCTACAGAATATAATAAAGCTTTGTTGATTGTTGAAAATAATAATATTGGTTGGTCTGCTATACAAACTATAATAGATTCAGAATATCCAAATTTATTTTATACATCAAAAGATTTAACATATGTTGATACGGCTAGACAAATTACAAATAGATATCGAAGTGCTGATAGAAATATGGTGCCTGGATTTAGTATGACACAAAAGACAAGACCACTTGTTATTGCTAAATTAGATGAATATTTTAGAGAAAAATCGGTTAATATAAGTTCTCAGAGATTAATTGATGAGTTATTTGTATTTATATATAAGAATGGTAAAGCCACAGCTATGAGTGGTTATAATGATGACCTTGTTATGAGTTTAGCAATTGGTTTATGGGTCAGAGATACTGCATTAAGATTAAGAGCAGAAGGCATAGAATTAACAAAACGTTCATTAGATTATTTTCAATCACATCAAGCTATATATGATACAGATGTTGAAAACGAAAATGACTCTTGGAAAATGGATGTTGGTAAAGAAAAAGAAGATTTAACTTGGTTAATAAAATAATAAGAGGATAAAATGGCAGATACAAGTTTAAGAAGTAGATTAAAAAGACTATTTTCAACAAATGTGATTGTAAGGCATGCTGGTGGAAAGACTTTAAAAGTAGCTGACACAAATAGAGTACAAGCTATAAATAAAGATATCACCGATAGATTTACGAAATTATATACAAACATGACAAATATAGGGTATGGTACTAAAAATAGTATGTTTCAATCATCGCAACGAATTGGTCTGTTTCAAGATTATGAAACAATGGATGCAGACCCAATAATATCATCAGCTCTTGATATCTATGCAGATGAATCATCAATGCGGTCTGAGTATGGTCAAATATTAGAAATACATTCGGAAGATAATAATATTAATGATATTTTACAAAATTTATATTATGATATTATTAATATAGAGTTTAATTTATGGCCATGGATTCGTAATATGTGTAAGTATGGTGATTTCTTTTTACAACTTGACATTCATGAAAAATATGGAATTACAAATGTAGTACCATTATCTGCATATGATATTACCAGAGTTGAAGGAGAAGATGAAACTAATCCACATTATGTGAAATTTATTTTGGAAGGTGGACAAAGTTTACATACATATAAAGCTGGTAAAGTTGACAATGAATTTGAAAATTATGAGATAGCACATTTTAGACTTTTATCAGATAGTAATCTATTACCATATGGTAAGTCTATGGTTGAAGGTGCTCGTAAGGTTTGGAAACAATTGTCTCTTATGGAAGATGCTATGTTAATTCATAGAATTATGAGAGCACCAGAAAAAAGAATTTTTAAGATTGATATTGGTAATATACCACCAAATGAAGTTGATAATTATATGCAACGTATTATTAATAAGATGAAAAAAGCACCAGTTATAGATAAAGATACAGGCGATTATAATTTAAAATATAATATTCAGAATTTAACTGAAGATTTTTTCTTACCAGTACGTGGTGGAGATAGTGGAACTGAAATAACTGAAGCTCCTGGATTATCATATGAAACAGTAGATGACATTGATTATTTACGAAACAAATTATTAGCGGCATTAAAGATACCTAAAGCGTTTCTTGGTTATGAAGAAGAGTTGAATGCAAAAGCAACTTTAGCAGCAGAAGATGTTAGATTTGCTCGTACTATTGAAAGAATTCAAAGAATTGTTGTTAGTGAGTTAACAAAAATTGGTATTGTTCATTTATATTCACAAGGATATTGTGATGCAGACCTTGTTAATTTTAGTTTACAGTTGACAAATCCATCTATGATATATGAACAAGAAAAAATAGAGTTGTGGTCAAGTAAAATTGATTTAGCTGGAACTATGAAAGATAATAAAATATTATCAACGGAATTTGTGTATGATAAAATTTTTGGATTTTCAGACCAAGAAAAAGCAACTGTAAGACAACAACTTATTGATGACCAAAAACGACAATTTAGATATGAAGCTATTGAACAAGAAGGTACAGACCCAGCCGCGGAAGGTGGCCCTGGAGAGGATGAGTTTGGTGAAGATGATTTGGAATCGCCAACTGATGATGGTATGTATAGAACTGGAGATGAACTTGGACCAGAAGGTGGTTCACCAGAAGGTGGATGGAAAGGTGCAGGCAGACCAAAAAAACCAGCTAAATTTGGTAAGGATGGTTCGGCTAGAGGAAGAGACCCACTTGGAGTTGTTGATATGAAAAAAGGTGGTTCGTCATTAGCTTTAGCTCACTTTGAGAGGTTGAAAAAGTCAATGGGAAAGAAAGATTTACAATTATTACAAGAAACAAATTCTTTAGAAGAAGAGTATAAACGAGAAGTAAAAGATACTTTAGATAACGATAAATAAAGTTCTTCTATATTTATAATTGTATCATAGTACAAAAATTAATTGGAGTAACAAATGAGTTCACTTATAAAGCATTTAAAAATTAAAAATACTGGAATATTGTTTGAGTTGTTAACAAGACAAGTTACAGCTGATATTATGAAAGATGCAAAGAAATCTACGGCTGTCATGTTGATTAAGAAATATTTTAAAGAAAGTACAGAACTTGGTCAAGAATTACAACTTTATAATGTGTTAGCACACGAAAAATTTCCACACGAAAATCAAGCCGAAAGGTTAATTGATGCTGTTATTAAAACAAGAACTAAATTATCCAATAAGAAATTAAAACAAGAAAAATATAATCTTATTAAGGATATAAAAGATAATTATGTTATTAGTGAATTTTTTAGTTCACGTATTCCCAATTATAAACTCTTAGCGTCAGTATATAAAGTATTTGGATATACTACCGAAGGTCAAAAACATGACCCGACAGATGAAGTTAAAAGTAGATTTGCAATAGTTGAACATATTATTAGAAAAAAGATAGATAGTAGTATAAAAACAAATAGAATAATTGAAAAATATAAAAAACAAGATAAAGATATGAGATTATTATCTTATAGTATTTTAGTAGACAAGTTTAATACAAAGTATTCATCTTTAAATGAAGAACAACAAGTTTTACTTAAAAAATATATAGAGAATATTTCAAATACAAATTCTTTAAGAGAATTTATTAATAATGAAGTTAAAAGATTAACTAAAACGTTAAAATCAAATTTAAAAGAAGTTGATGACAAAGTTACTACTATAAAATTAAAGGAAGCTACACGATTAACTAAGAAGATGACAAATCATAAAATTGTTAAGGATAGCGATGTTGTTAATTTAATGAGATATTATGAGTTGGTTAAAGAAGTTAAAAATGTCATTTCAAAAAATTAAAGTTAAACAACTTAAAGAGTTGTTAAGACAAATAATAATTGATGTAATAAATGAAGCATCAGTTACTGGTAATATAGATGGGGGTGAAGGCCCCCCAAAAACACCATATTGGGTGAGTCAAAAGAAAAAGAAGAAAAAGTCTGGATATGGTGGTGGTCATAAGAAACCAACAGTTTTAGGATATATGTTGGCTATTGACCCAGAACTAAGAAAAGTTAATTGATTTTTGTGATACAATGGCTACGTCTTGGAAAAAAGATGGCCTACACTTTTTACATAGATTACGTAGTTTATCTAATTTAAAAAGTAGATGGGTTCTTGAAAATACTAAAGTTAGTGGTGAAGAGCCAAGTAAAGTTGAAACTTTACAATTTATTGATAAATGGATTAAAATACTGGACGATATGAGAACAGAAATTTTAAAAAGTAGGAGTTAATAGGTGAAACGATTTAAAATAAAAGAAATACATTCTTGGTTAAATCAACTACCAGAAAATAAATGGAGAAAAATTTATAAGGTAGATGCTAAAAGAGTAGCTTATTTTGTAAATCATGGTAGTAATGCAACATTACCTGTTACTTTGAGTAGAAAATTTGGAGATACTTCTTTTCTTAGAGAATTACAATTAGCTAAAAATTTTGTTTTACATAAAATTGATGAGAAAAGAAAATTGGAAGGAAAAAGTAATAACCCTATAACTGAAGATGTAGAAATGCATACCATTTCTGGAAATAAAAGGTTTATGACTAAAACGGCACTTCCAATATTAAAGAAACATGGTATTAAAAATGTTAAAGTAAATGATGTGGCTGGAGATTTTTTAGAAATAAGATTTTTAGTAGATATTAATAAACTTAAAGTTATTGATAAAGAATTAACACGAAAGAATAGAACAGCGTATGGTGGTATTGTTGAAACATTTAATAAAAAACTTTTAAAAGTAATATATGAAGAAATAATAAAACTTGATAGAAGAGGTATATTAAAAGAAAAATTATCTCAAGAAAGTAGAGAATTGCGTCTTTTTATTGATAATGATGCAAGACTTTATAAATCAAGATATATTCCAATACTTAAAAATTTGAGTAAGTTTAAGAAAAAGGGTAAATATAATTCTAAATTAGCTATAAAAGCTTTTATGTATTTAATTGATGATGGAGCTAAAGTATATGCTAAAGATTATGCCGACGGAGACGCAAGTATATTTTCAAAAAAGGATAGATTACAATTAGCTAAAGATTATGCTGAAGAATTTGAATCACAATATAATAATCAAGAATTTGATTTTATGAAGTAAGGAGTTAAAAAGATGTCAAAATCACTTTTAATAGATATTTTACCTTTCGAGGTAACATCTCGCCAAATAAACGAATCTATATCAGATAATAATGGTAGATTAGTAGTTAGTGGTGTGTTGCAACGAGCTAATTCTAAAAATCAAAATGGTCGTATTTATCCAAAAGAAGTTTTAATACGAGAAGCTAAAAAATATAGTAAAGAATTTATTAAACAACGTAGAGCACTTGGTGAATTAGACCATCCAGAGTCTTCGGTTGTTAATTTAAGAAATACATCACATAATGTTAAAGATATGTGGTGGGAAGGTGATAATTTACTTGGAAAAGTAGAAGTATTATCAACACCAACAGGTAATATTTTAAAAGAGTTATTTAAATCTGGTATAAAACTTGGTATTTCTTCACGTGGGCTTGGTTCTGTTGAATCAGCAAAAGATGATGATACACAAGAAGTACAAAAAGATTTTGAATTGATTGCATTTGACTTTGTTTCTAATCCATCTACACATGGAGCATTTATGCATCCAATGAATGAAGGTGTTGATAAAGAAAATACACGTAATGATGGAACTACTTGTGATAAATGGTGTAGAACCGAAGCAATAATTTCAGATATATTAACTGGAATATAGTATGAATCACTCTATGTGGAAAAAGTGGAGAAAGTTTAGACTTGAAGCTTTAAACGAAGGTGATAAAGACCCAACACTTGAAGGTGTAATAGCTGGTATGACTGGTGCAGCAATGAATCTGATTCCTACTCTTACTAATATGACAAAATATATTGATTTCATTATGAAACCAAATGACCCTAAAAAAAGTCCAGAAGAAAATGATTTAAATAAATTAACTGTTCGTAATGCACTTGAAGATTTAGATGAAAATGCTAAATTGTTAATAAAAAATTATAAATTCATAACGAAATATATTAAAGATGAATATGGATTTACTATGCACGCCAATGATGATAGTGATGAAGACAAAAAAAAAGATGAAGATTTAACAGAAGCTGGACAATGGGTTATAAGAATTAAAAAGGGTAAAAGAGTAAAAAAATTAGAATGTCCACCAGGATTTAAAGTAGATAGTGGCGGAAAACGTTGTAGAAAACAGACTGCTAAAGATATAAAAACTGGAAAAAAGGCCGCTAGAAAACGAATGAAAAAAATGAGGTCTAAAATGGGTAAGATTCAGAAGAAAAGAGCCAAATCTTTGAAAAAAAGAGCGAGTATGAATATTTAATATGAAAGATTTTATAAAAATTGAAAAACAGACTATTAAAAACATTGATAAAGGTATTGGTGATACAATTTCTCGTGCTATAAAAACTATATCTCGCGGAACTATTAAAGAATGTAATGGATGTATTAAAAGAAAAGAAACTTTAAATAAAATTCTTCCTTATAATAGAGATTAGTTGTGATTAAGTTAAAAGATATAGTGGAAGAATCTGTAAACGAAGATTTCTGGGCTACACCAGCCCCATATAGCTCACAAGAAGCAAAATTACATTTAGATATGGATATTAAAAAAATGTCCAAACATTTAGGTAAAGCGTCACAACAAGTCATTAAAATAATGATGAATGGTGTAAAAGGTAATAGATATGATGCTTTAGATATACAACGAGGACTTCAACACGGGCCAGCAACAAGAACACATCATGGTGAGGCGGAGTTTATACAAATGCTGTGGAGAAAAGTTAGAGATGGTTTTCGTAGATATTCGCCAGATAGAAAATTGAAAAGAAAATGATTAAAAAGGTTGGAAGTAAATGGGTAGTGTATTCCAAAGATGGTAGTAAGAAACTTGGTACACATGATACAAAGGAAAAAGCGTTGAAACAATTAGCAGCTATAGAAATTTCTAAACATATACGTTCAGAACTTAAAAAAATGGTAAAAGAAGTGTTAACTGAAGCTGAAACTTCGGCTATTGGTGGTTATGATTTTGGAAGAACTATGGGTGATTCCGCAAATATACATATGACTACTGGTTATCCAAGAGCGTATACTGTTATTGGTAGAGCATTTTATAATAGAGATGATGGTGGTGGTCATTCTTATAAATCATTATATACGGTTTTACTTAATAATAGAACTGATGAAGTAGTTATTAATGCATTAAATTTAGGTACGGGTGATTCAGCTACAGCGTTTAGAAGTAGTTTAGACGCGTTTGGAACGGATTCAAGGTTTCCAAGTGATGTGAGAAATATTGTTTATGAGTTTTTAGGTATACCTGACCCATTACTTACATCACCACGAAGATATGATGAAGCGTGGGGAAGAAGTTCTACCAGTTGGTTTGGGGGAGGCGGTGGCCCATCTAAACCGATGGATAAAAATATGCCAAATAAATTTTTAATTAATATACCAACATTAAAAGATGCTAAAAAAATGTTAAAACAATTGAAAGTAAGATGGAAGACTGCGGTAGATGATTTGACTAAGCCTGGTATATGGTATTTTAGAAATAGAAAAGGTGATACTGTTGGTGGATGGAAAGAAACTCAAAAAACACTTTACTACGAGCGGAAACTTTTTTAAAGTTTATGATATTTATATATAATGAATAGTGTTTCAAAAAAGAAATGGAAATCTTTAGTTGCAATAGCCAAAACAGCTGGTGAATTTTCTGGTAAAACTGGTGATTCATATGATGGAAGAGGATATTTTCCAAATAAAAATATGAGTACTGCAGTTAAAAATTCTATGGTTGGAAGTGCTAAAATGCAAGGTAAAGCGTTAGTACCGAAAATGGAAAGTCAATATGATGATGAAGGTGTATGGAACAAAGGAACACGATATTATGATGTTCCTAAAAATATGATTAAACATAAACTTGATGATAAAGTAAAAAAGACTGGTAAAAGAAATTTTATAAATACTGAAAATAAAATGAAGTATATATTTGGGGAAAGTAAAATGAAAAAATCGGAATTTAATAATTTAGTAAGAAGTATAATTTCCGAAGTAATAGATGTACTTGAAGGTAAAGGTGCTGGACAGCAACAACAACAACAGCAAGGTGGGGGAGCATCTTCTCCTACACAAAGGGTATCTAAAGGCGGTTTCACATTAAAAGATTTTTCTGCAGTACTTGGTGGTGTAGGTGGTAGACAAATATTTCAGGGTGAACCAACATCACGAGCAAAAAGTCATTTTCCCATAGAAAAAGACGCAGAAGTGGCTTTAGCAAAAAGAGGTGAGATACGGTCATTTAAATTAAGTTTATTTAATTTAGGTAAAGGAAAATCAATAGATGCATGGAGAACAATGGTACTTCTTGGTGACACAGACCCAATGGAAAAAGGAAAGTATCAAAGAACAGGCCCCGGTGGTGAAACGTCTGGTTATAAAACAAAGAGTACTACTTCTGATATAGATAGTTTAGCTAGTATACGAAATACAGATGATGCATTTCGTAAAACTGGTGGTGGTGCAAAACGTGGTGGAAGAGAATCATTTAAAGTGAGTGCTAAATATATTAGTTCAAAAACAGATTCTATAAAAATGTATAACGATGTAATTGACAATGAAATAGTTAAATTAAGAGAGTTACAACAAGATGCCGATGCCGGTGATAAAAATTATGTTGCACTTGAAAACTTAATAGAAGATTTAGGTTTGAAACAAGATGAATATTCATTAAAATGGGATTACGCTGTAGCTGCATATTCCAATAACACCGCTACAATGGCAACTGTTAGAAGTAATATAGAAGCAAAAAGAGACGTTATATTAAAAAGAGCTAGAGAAGTTGGTGGTGGTAAAGAAGGTGGTGGTAAAGAAGGTGGTGGTAAAGAAGGTGGTAATTACCCAACGTGGGAAGAACGAGGGCAATATTCTTTTGGTGATATAGTTACTGGTAGGTCTGGTAGGGTTTTTAAAGCAACGAATTTCGATGGAAAACAAGATGAACGAGGACTTGGGGATTTAGACCCAGAAACAAATCATCCAATGTGGGTAGCACAATAATAAATTAAGTTAAGTGAGGATAATCATGGAAAAATCAAAATTTAAAAAATTAATACAAGGTATGGTATTTGAAATGTTAGAAGGTAAGGGAACAGCTCCTGGTTCAACTACAGGTGCCACTCTGCGTGGTGCACCTGGTACTGTTTCTAAAGGTGGATTTACATTACAAGACTTTAGTAAAGTACTTGGTGGTGTAGGTGGTAGTAGGACAAGGGGAAAAGATGCTGGTGGAAAAGGTTCACGAGGTAATGTTCGTGCATCGAAATGGTCTTTATTTAAAGGTGGTCGAAATATAGACAAATGGAGACTTGCTGTACTTCAAGGTGGTTCAGGAGTTGGTAAAACACATAAAACATCTGCTAAGAATGTGACTCCACAACACGCGTATATGCAAACTAAATCAAAATCAAAGGATGTATCTACTAACATAAGTTCTTTAGCGGCTATACGTAAAACAGATGATGTCTTTATTAGGAAAACAGGTGGTCGTAAAATACAAGTAGCAAGTTCTCGGATGAAAGTTAGTGCGGCATATATTAATCAAAAATCTGCGGCTATTACTGCTTATGAAAATATGATTTCGTCACAAAAAGAATCAATAGAGAAACAAATTGACGATATGGTGAACGGTGGTGGTTCTGGTACTATTGAACACATGGCTTTACACGAATTGTTGCTTGATATGGCAATTAGGTTACAAGAATACGAGGTGAAATGGGAATATGCGACTGCGGCTTATAGTGGTAATACATCGGCTATGGAAGCGGCTCGAAGAAGTCTTGAAAATTTGAAAGATGAAAGATTGTCAAGGTCAAAGCAAGTAGGTTCAGGACATTATAGTGGAAAACCATCAGTAAGCCCTTGGCAAGAAAAAGGAAATTATAAATTTGGTGACAAAGTAACAGGTAAAAGTGGTAGAACATTTTTAGCTATCGGTGGAAAGTGGGGTGAAGCATCATTAGGTAAGACTGACCCAGAAAATGACCATCCAATGTGGCAACCGCAGAAATAATTATGAAAAAATCACAAATTAGACAATTAGTTAGAGAAACCATTATGGATATGTTTGAAGCAGAGATATCCAAGGGTGGGTTTACATTACAAGACTTTAGTAAAGTACATGGTGGTGAAGCTGGTGGAAGAAAACAAGATAAAGGTTTATTTGACCTACAGAAAAAAGTAGAATTTGGTGTTAAAGGAGCTGATATAGATGCTTGGAGACATAAAGCTCTATTAAGTGGTGATAAAGAAAAATTACCATCTGCAAAATATCAAAGAGATGTTTCTAAAGTAAAAAGTGTTAGTGCTAAAATAGATAGTTTAGCGGCTATAAGAGCACAAGATGAACCTTCAAGAAGAGAAACTGGTGGAAGAGCAAAACCATCTACCAAAGTTAGTGCTAAGTATGTAGGTACAAAAGATGACTCTATTAAACAATATAATCAAATGATGGATGAAGAAATAGCTAAATTGAAGGGAATACAAGAAAAAACTCAAGAGGGAGATGTTAATTTTGTAGCACTTGGAAATTTGATAGAAGATTTGGAGTTAAGAAAACAAGAATATGCATTAAGATGGGATTTTGTAACGGCGGCGTATAGTGAAAATGCCGCGGCTATGGATAATACTCGTGAATCTATTAAAACTGTAAGAAGTCAACTTATGTCAAGACAAAAAGCAGTTGGTAAAGAACCAGAAAAAAATGGTAAAAATGGTGGTAAAAAATAACACTTTAACGGGATGATATGATGAAAAAGAAAAGTAAATTAAACGAATTTTTTATTGCAGGTGGTGTTGTTAGTCGAAGACCATTCGATAACCGAATAGATACACCAGTTAGAGGTTCGGGTATAAAATTATCATCCTTAGTAAAGGAAGGAAATCCAGAATCTTGGGATGAATCTGAAACAACTATGAATGTTCAAAGATTTCTTGAAGATGTTAAGAATTATGCACAAATTGGTAATAATATTTATAGAGAAACCAATCTTAAAGAAATAGCTGTTAAAATTTCTGAAATTGTTGAGTCTGCAAAGATTCATACTATGAATGAGACGGATGATTGGTTTGATAGAGTATCTGTAAAAAGAAATATGAAGGAATTAGGTTCTCTTGCTAGTGGGTTTGTTAAAGCTGCTAAAGAATCTAATTTGATGCAACGAAGAATGGAAACTTTATATGAAGATATGGGTAATATATTAAGTAGATATTATGAAATAGAAGAAGTTTCTTCCATTACTGAAGCTGAAAAGGTAGATAATTTAGATAAACCAGAGTCTGGTGGTAAAGAAGAATATCAGAAATTTTTCAAATCAGCTTTAAAGAAATTTGGTGTTGATTCGCCAGATGACCTTGACGAAGAAGAGAAAAAAGAATTTTTTAATTGGGTAGATAAAAATTGGGCAAACAAGAAGTAATAATTTAATTTAAAGGTTATAATATGATAAAAGTGGTTGTAAGAGATAATAAAATAGAATTAGCATTAAAACAATTTAAAAGAAAAGTAAAAGATTCTGGTTTATTACTTGAATTAAGAGAACGAGAGTTTTATAAAAAACCATCAGATATTAAACGAGTAAAAAAATCAAAAGCAAAATTAAGAATTAAGTACGATAAGTTACGTAGACAACGTGAAAAAATGCTTCGAGGCTTTTGAACGTTTTGGTATATTAGCTTATATTTATTTAAAAACCAAATACACCATTTACCAATCGGTAAATCCTATATGGTGTACCTAAGATAGTTCACATATTATTGTTCCAAATAACAATATTAATCCTAATTTAATGGAGATAAAATTATGGACGACCTTTTGAAAGACGCAATAGCAGACGCAAAAGCAGTTCGTGAAACAGCATTGGAAAATGCTAAAGTAGCTTTACAAGAAGCTTTCACTCCGAGATTAAATCAAATGCTTTCTCAAAAGATTCAAAGTGAAGTTGATGACGACATTTATGAAGAAGACGAGGAAGAAGCCGAAGAAGAAGAGGCCGATGAAGAAGAGGCCGAAGAAGTAGCTGATGATGAAGCTGAAATGGATGCTGAAGAAGCAGACGAAGAAGCTGAAGAAGAAGCTCCTGAAGAGGAAGAAGCCGCTGAAGAAGAACCCGCTGAAGAAGAGGGTGAAGAAGAAGCTGGCGAAGAAGAAGCAGAAGAAGAGGAAGAAGACGACCTTGACCTTGAAGCAGTTCTGAGAGAATTAGAATCAGAATTGAATGAAGAGGATGACGAGGAAGGTGACGATTATCCTGTAGCGGATGAAGAAGAACCCGCTGATTTGGGTGAACCACCTGTCGAACTTTCCCCTGAAGATGCAGTTCTTATGCCAGAACCTTCAGACGAAGAAGGCGAACTTGATTTAGACGCTCCTATGCCAGATGAATATGGCGAGGAAGACGAAGAAGTCGAAGAGGAAATTGACCTTGAAGAAGTACTTAAAGCTCTACAAGAAGAAGATGAAGAAGATGAAGAAGAAGAAGTTGATGAAATTACTAATCTGAAATCTGAACTTGGAGAACATCGCGAAGTGGTTAAGTACCTGCGGTCTAAATTAAATGAGGTCAATCTACTTAATGCTAAACTCTTGTTTACAAATAAGTTGTTCAGGAATCATTCTATGACTAATGAACAGAAAATTAAAGTCATTGAGCAGTTTGACAGAGCTAAGAGTCTACGTGAGGTAAAACTTGTCTTTTCGACAATTGCCGAATCGTTTGGTTCTAAAGCTAAAAGTGTTAATGAAAGTAAAAAAGGTTCAGCTTCAAAAACTGTTGCTTCAACCAAACCCAAATCAAAGGCTGTTATAGCCGAGGGTTCTGAATTGAAGACACGTTTTCAGAAGTTGGCTAAGATACTTTAAAATTGAAACCGTTTAACTTGGAGATTAAAAATGTCAAAAAGTAATCTAAAGTCTATTGAAGGCTTAATGGATAAATATAATCCATATAAAGAACGGCTAGATGAAACTCGTAAGTTGGTAGACAAGTGGGAGCCCACTGGTTTACTCGAAGGTATTGGTGAAGAATCTAAAGTATTTGGAATGGCATGCTTATTGGAAAATCAAGCTCGTCAATTAATTGATGAGTCTTCCAAGACAAGTACCCAATCTAACTCGGAAGAGTGGAGTGGTGTTGCACTTCCTTTGGTACGTAGGATTTTTGGTGAATTGGCTGCACAAGATTTTGTATCTGTTCAACCTATGAACTTACCTTCAGGACTTATTTTTTACCTTGACTTCAAATATGGGTCAGCTCAAGCTGGTCACACTCAGAATTCAGACATACATGGTATGACTTCTGGTTCTGGTGACGCTTCTGGTGGTCTTTATGGAGCAGGTAAATTCGGATACTCAATTAACGATTCCGTCGCATCTGTAGCATCTGGAAATTATTCTTCCAGTTCAGTTGTTTGGGGTGACGTTGATTTTGAACCCGACCTGAGTTCTTCTTTAGACAATCTAAGAAAAATTACTATCGCTCTCGCAGACGATGGTATGACAAATCCTGATTTCGATGGCGTAAGAGCTTTCGAAATTTCAGGTTCTGATACAGCGGCTATCGCAACTCATTACCCAGCTTATGCTAACTGGGATGGTTCGAACTGGAACTTTATTGTAAAGACTTCTGGTGCGTACGAAGTTGATGGCTCTGTACACGTGAAGTATCACAAAGCACCTACGGATGTTACTCGTGGTGACTTTGAAGATTCACCTACAGAACCTGCAACGGATGCTGGAATTCCTGAAATTGATATTCAGATGAAATCTATTCCGATTGTAGCAAAAACTCGTAAATTGAAAGCTGTTTGGACTCCTGAGCTTGCTCAAGACCTTAACGCTTATCATTCTGTTGACGCAGAAGCTGAGTTGACTGCTATGTTATCAGAATACATCTCAATGGAAATTGATTTGGAAATTCTTGATATGTTGATGGCTAACGCCTCTGCAAAAACTGAACGTTGGTCAGCAAGAGTAGGATATGAGTATAACTCATCTACAGCTCTTTTCGCTGCCACATCTGATAACGCTTCCGCGTACGTAAAAGGAACTTGGTTCCAGACTCTTGGTAACAAGATACAGTCTGTTTCCAATGCAATCCATCAGAAAACTCTACGTGGTGGAGCAAACTTTATGGTCGTAAGTCCTGAAGTTGCTACTATCATCGAGTCTATTCCTGGATATGCTGCTGATACGTCTGGTGACGCGACACAAGGTTCATTTGCAATGGGTGTACAAAAAGTTGGTTTATTGAACAACCGTTTTACGGTCTACAAGAATCCATACATGCAAGAGAACGTAATACTTTGTGGTTTTAGGGGAAGTAATTTCCTTGAAACTGGTGCTGTATACGCTCCGTATGTACCACTCATCATGACTCCGTTGGTCTATGACCCAACAAACTTTACGCCTCGTAAGGGTGTGATGACAAGATACGCGAAGAAAATCGTGCGTCCTGAATTCTATGGTAAAGTTGTTGTTGCTGATGTTAACTACGTTTAACATTTAGAACGCGATAGATAAAATTGGGGAGTCATTTGACTCCCCTTTTTTTATAGCAAAGATATTTATTATTGATAAAATGTACAGTTTATTAATAGTTGGAGAATAATATGGCAACTCAACCAATATGGCCAGGAAGTGGTTCTTATACAGACGCTACAGATACGCCATTTAGTTTTTATACAAGTGACGTTACATATGTAACACATTCGGTACAAACAGCCGAGTGGGTTGCTAAAAGACTTGGATATCCTATAATGGATGTTGAGTTACAAGGTGTACAGATGTATGCTTGTTTTGAAGAAGCAGTTACTGAGTATTCATCTATTGTAAATCAATATAACATAAAAGAAAATATGTTAAAAGTACAAGGAGCACCAACATCTTCTAATTTTACACACACTGTTGTTACGGATTTAGGTAGAGCAATAACTATATCTGAAGCATATGGTGCTGAAGTTGGGGTTGGTGGTAGTGTTGATTGGAAAACTGGTTATGTAGTAACTTCAGGTAGTCAACAAGTATATGATTTGGATGAATGGGCAATTGTTTCTGAGAGTAGTTCTCCAATAGAGATTAAAAGGGTATTTCACGAAGCTCCACCAGCAGTAACAAGGTATTTTGACCCATATGCAGGAACAGGTGCTGGTACTGATAATGTAATTGATTCTTTTGGGTGGGGTAACTATTCCCCTGGTGTTCAATTTACTATGATGCCTATCTACGCTGATATTTTAAAAGTTCAAGCAATAGAATTTAATGACCAAATACGAAAATCTGCATATACATTTGAGTTGATAAATAATAAATTAAGAGTTTTTCCAATTCCAACAGCAGAATTTAAATTATTTTTTCAATATATTAGAAAAGATGATAGATGGAAGACTTTAACAAATGAAGTTACCGATACATATGAATCTGGTGGTCAAACAGCGGTACAATCAGACTTTTCTAACATTAGATATGATAATATGGTATATTCCTATATAAATCATCCAGGCCAACAATGGATTAGGAAATATACTTTAGCTCTTTGTAAAGAATTGTTGGGTATTATAAGAAGTAAATATGGTAGTATACCAATACCAGGTGCAGAAACTACTATGGATGGAGAAACATTACGTTCAGAAGCTACAGATGAAAAAACTACACTTGTAGAACAATTGAGAGAGATGCTAGATGTTTCAACTGGTGATGAGTTGATGCAAGAAGAAGCGGCTGAAGCAGAAGCGACACAAGAGATTTTGAAAAAAGTGCCTTTGTCAATTTATATAGGATAATATTATGGCCGGAAGATTTAATTCTGCAAATGATTTAAGAACATTTGAAACTTTTAATAAAGAGTTAATAGGTGATTTACGTCTAAGTAAAGATGGTATAATAAATCAACAAATAACTATATTTAAAGTTTCTGTGATGGATACGAGTACTAATTTATATGGTGAGTCTACTGGTGGTAAAGTTTATAAACCAGGTGTTAAATTAGCTTGTATGATTGAGTCTGGTGATATAGATTTTAATATGGATGAATTTGGAGCAGATAGTTTACAAGATGCTACATTTTTTATGTTAAGAGAATCTTTGACAGATTTAGATTTCGTTCCAGAGTTGGGAGATATAGTAGAATGGAATTATGCACATTTTGAAATTAATGGTATAAATGAAAATCAATTGGTTGGCGGTATGTATGACCAAAATTGGTCTGTTAATTGTACTGCACATTTAATTAGGTCTGTCAATTTACAAATTGAAAGAGTGAGAAAAGTATAATGGCTACAAGATATAGACCAATACCAGAAGTACAAAAAACTGAAAGAAGCCCTGGTGTTAACGCTAATAGAGGAAAACAATTATCAAGAAAAAAAGATAATGTTAAAGATTATAGCATTGGTTTAATGGATGTAGATGGTGCAATTATGTATTATTTTAATGAGGTAATAAAACCAACTATTGAAGATAATGGTGAAGTTGCTAAAGTTCCTGTTCTTTATTCTAATGCAGAAAGATGGAAGACTGCTCAAGTTGATGGAGTGATACGAGATAATAGAAAACAAGTTATTTTACCAGTAATAACTTTTAAAAGAACAAGTATTGCTAAAGATGAAAGTATTCCAGTAGATAAATTAGGTGATAGAGACCCACAATTATTTTATCACTTTGAAAGATTATATAATTCTGAAAATAGGTATGATAAGTATAGTGTACAACAAGGTCTTACACCAGCAAGACAATATCATTCAATAGCGATGCCGGATTATATGACTATGACTTATGATGCTATTATTTGGACGAGTTATACTGAACATATGAATGAGATAATAGAAAAAATTAATTTTTCTGAAGGTTCTTATTGGGGAGAACCTGGTAAGTTTAAATTTAGAGTAGCTATAGATTCGTTTGATGATGCTACGGAGTTGGCTGATAGAGAAAGAATTGTAAGAAGTTCGTTTTCTTTTAGTTGTAGAGGATATTTGATGCCAGATAGTATTAATAAAGCAATAAGTACAAGAAAATATTTTACACCAAAAGCAATTACTGTAACAGAAGTTGTTGAGTAGGAGAATATAATGGGAGTTAATAATCAATTAGGCGGAGTAACAGATTTTATTAGATTAGCAGAAACGCAAACAGGAAATCAAGCTACAGATATAGAGTTTACTAATACTTTTGGTGGTGAGACGATATTTATAATGAGAGGAGATGGTACTGCGGTATCTGGTAGCGATACTGTTAATTTGGATTATATTGGTAGTCGGTATTATAGAAAAATTTATAATTTTGCTGGAAATGAATCGTCATCAATAGGTCAAAATAATTCACAAGTTTTTGAATTTTCATCATCTCTTGATAGTGGGTATCGTATAAAAAATGGTACGGTAGATGTAAATGTTAATGGAACAATAATGGTATCTAATACAGACCAATTGGGGCCAAGTACAGTAGATTTTTATCTAAGTAGTTCTTATGAACAAGTTAATGTAAGAAAATTATATACTGGTGGATTGGGTTTAACACTTGAACCAAGTGATATAGTTAATATATCGTTTCAACAGGAGAAGATTTAAATGGGAATTAACTGGATACCAGGTCAGTTAGGTATTAAACAAGTAGAAGGGTATAGGGGCGTTACAAGAGATTTTGTAACACCAATTTCTGAGTCTGCTTTTGGTGGAGATGTTTTAAAATTTCATGATAGTACAACCAGTTCAATAGAAAATGGATTTACTATGAATTTAGTAAAAGGTAGTCCTTACTATTCAACTGATATTGTAAATAGAGATTTTAGTGACTCGGCTATGTATTATATACGAGAGAATTTTGTATTCAATGAGATGACGGCGTCTACTTCGGAATACCAAGAATTTCATCCAAGATTATTGGGTGATAAAAGGAAAGTTAAAAATGGAACTCTCCAAATTAGTGTTAATGGTTGGCCAATGAGGTCAATATCTGGTTCAACAATAGACCAAACTATTAGTACTAATGGTGTAGAATTTTATTTAGATTCTACACAAAAAAAAGTACGTATTAAAAAATTATATGTTGAAGATGAAAATAAAGTCGCAGGTGAAAGAGTTTTATTAGGAATAGATTTAAATAGTGACGATATAGTTTCATTTAAATATCAACAGGAGACAAGTTAGATGCCACTTATAGACCCGATACGACAATTAAAACCAGCTCCATCATCGAGTAGAGTTTTACAATCTTCTGTACTTACAAGTTCGGATACTGGACTACCTACATTACAATGGGGTCAAGTTAGTCTTGAAGTACTTGGAACTGGTAGTTTAGATATGGGTTCAGGTAATACCCTATCTGTTGGTTATATTGATAGCTATAACAATATAATAAGAAATTCATTAAGTGATACTTCTATTCAATTACTTGTAGATGGGTATGCGTCTGGTAGTGTTAAAGTATGGGGAGATTTGGTTGTAGAAGGAAGTCAATCTATACAAAATACTGTTACTTTTGCTGTAGAAGATTCTATTCTTGATTTAAATTTTAGTGGGTCTACCGCATTAGCGGCACAAGATAGTGGTTTAAATGTTGGTCGTAATGGTTTAAATAATGCAAGATTACTATGGGATGAATCAGAAACAAGTTGGATGGTAGATAAAGGAACTGGTACTTTACAGACAATAGGTGGTGCTACAGGTTCAGGTTTTCTTGGTTCTACTAATACTAATATGTCTTCTTCTACTATGTTAGAAGGTGCTAATTTAACTTTTGAAGGTGGTGGTGAAGTACAAGGGTTACCAGGTACACCATCAACTGGAAGTGCGGCTGTATCATATACATTTGTATCTGAATCTTTATTTAGTTATGCTAGAAATACTACATCAAAGAAAGCTGATACAGTTACTGCACCATCAACAGCTTCTTTTAATAGTGTTTATACGGCGTCAGCACCAGATGGATTTAGTTCAACTAATAAAGATGATTTTTTATTCTTTATCAATGGACAATATATGGAACACGAAGCTGTTACAATTAGACAAGAAGATTCAAATTTAAAATTGTATATTGATAGTGCAAGTTTAGGAATGGAATTTGATGCAGATGATGAAATAGTTGGATGGGGTAAGTTTACTATATAATATGATATTTATGTATGAGAGAAATAATTGGAATAAATAATGGCCAAAATTGAAGAAAAACAATTAGATGACGTTCTTATAGCGGGATTAAGTGGAACAAGTGGTTCTTCTGGTTCTTCTGGTTCCAGTGGTTCAAGTGGAACGAGTGGAACAAGTGGAACAAGTGGAAGTTCTGGTTCAAGTGGAAGTAGTGGTTCGTCTGGAACAAGTGGAACAAGTGGTTCGTCTGGTTCCAGTGGAAGCAGTGGTTCGTCTGGCACCGATGGAACTTCGGGTACTGATGGAACTTCGGGTACTGATGGAACAAGTGGAAGTTCTGGTTCAAGTGGAAGTAGCGGAACAAGTGGAAGTTCTGGAACAAGTGGTTCGTCTGGTTCAAGTGGAAGTTCGGGTTCAAGTGGAACAAGTGGTTCAAGTGGTACAGACGGAACAAGTGGTTCGTCTGGTTCCAGTGGAAGTTCGGGTTCCAGTGGCTCAAGTGGAACTGATGGAACAAGTGGTTCTTCAGGTTCCAGTGGCTCAAGTGGAACTGATGGAACAAGTGGTTCTTCAGGTTCCAGTGGCTCAAGTGGTTCGTCTGGAACAAGTGGAACAAGTGGTTCGTCAGGTTCCAGTGGTTCAAGTGGAACTGATGGTACAAGTGGAACTGATGGAACGTCTGGTACAGACGGAACGAGTGGTTCAAGTGGTTCAAGTGGTTCCAGTGGTTCAAGTGGAAGTTCTGGAACTGATGGAACAAGTGGTTCATCTGGTTCAAGTGGAAGTTCTGGAACTGATGGAACAAGTGGTGTATCCGATACCTATGTTACAACATCTTCTACAAGTGTAGCTATACCAACATCACACCCAACCACAGTAACAATTACTGTTGGTACTGGACTTGGATGGAGTACAGGTCAAAAATCTCTTGTAGCTAAAACAGGTGACGCGTCAAAAAGATTTTTAATGGAAGTAACCAGTTATAATACTGGTACAGGAGTTTTAATAGGTGACTCGGAATCAAATAATGGTACTGGTACTATTGATACATGGTCTGTAAATTTAGAAGGTGTTGCAGGAGACGATGGAACATCTGGTTCTTCAGGTTCAAGTGGAACTGATGGTACAAGTGGAACTGATGGTACATCTGGTACAGATGGTACGAGTGGTTCGTCAGGTTCAAGTGGTTCAAGTGGTTCAAGTGGGTCTTCAGGAACTGATGGTACAAGTGGTTCCAGTGGAAGTTCAGGTTCAAGTGGTTCCAGTGGTTCGAGTGGTACAGACGGAACAAGTGGAAGTAGTGGTTCTTCAGGTTCTTCAGGTTCAAGTGGAACTGATGGTACATCTGGTACAGATGGAACAAGTGGTTCAAGTGGTTCAAGTGGAACGAGTGGTTCAAGTGGTTCGAGTGGCTCAAGTGGAAGTTCAGGTTCAAGTGGTACAGACGGAACAAGTGGAACTGATGGAACAAGTGGAACTGATGGAACAAGTGGAAGTAGTGGTTCGTCAGGTTCAAGTGGGTCTTCAGGAACTGATGGTACATCAGGTTCAAGTGGTAGTTCTGGTTCCAGTGGTTCAAGTGGTACTGATGGAACTTCTGGTTCAAGTGGGTCTTCTGGTTCAAGTGGTTCAAGTGGTTTAGACGGAAACTTTGGTGGAGCTTCATTTGAATATGATTTTGAAGCAACATTTACTTCAGATTCAGACCCAGGCACTGGGATGTTACGATTAAGTAGTGCTACACAAAATACTGCTACTGAAATTTATATAGATGATACTGATGTAAATTCTACTGATATACAAAGTTATATGCGTACCATTGACGATAGTACATCAACTTTAAAAGGTCATGTAAAGATTTCAAAAAAATTCTCTACTGGTGAATTTTTATTATTTACTATAACAGATTTAACAGAAAATTCTGGTTATTTTACTATAGCCGTTACTAATGTAGATTATTCAACGGCATCACCATTTGGTGATAATGATGATATAATAGCTACCTTTGCTAGAACTGGTGATAAAGGTGATACAGGCGAGGCAGGAACAAGTGGAACTGATGGAACGTCAGGTTCAAGTGGTTCATCTGGTTCAAGTGGTTCAAGTGGAACTGATGGAACAAGTGGTTCGAGTGGTTCGAGTGGTTCAAGTGGTTCAAGTGGAACTGATGGTACATCTGGTACAGATGGAACAAGTGGTTCGAGTGGTTCAAGTGGAACAAGTGGAACAAGTGGTTCGTCTGGAACAAGTGGTTCTTCTGGTTCTTCTGGTTCTTCAGGTTCCAGTGGTTCAAGTGGAACTGATGGTACATCTGGTACAGATGGTACAAGTGGAACTGATGGAACTTCAGGTACAGATGGAACAAGTGGTTCAAGTGGAAGTTCGGGTTCAAGTGGGTCAAGTGGAACAAGTGGCTCGAGCGGTTCAAGTGGGAGCTCAGGTTCCAGTGGTTCAAGTGGAACTGATGGAACAAGTGGTTCGTCAGGTTCATCTGGCTCGAGTGGTTCAAGTGGTTCAAGTGGATTAACTGGTGATGCATATGAAACTACATCTTCTACAAGTGTAGCAATACCAACATCACATCCAACTACTGTTACAATAACAATTGGAACTGGTTTACAATGGACAATTGGTCAGACTGCTCTTGTAGCGTATACAAATTTAAAGAAATTTCAAGGTTCAGTAAGTGCATATAATGGTGTAACGGGAGTTGTAGAATTAGCTTCTACATCAAATACTGGTACGGGTACTTATGATGATTGGGAAGTAAATCTTGGTGGTGTTGAAGGGCCAGCAGGAACAAGTGGTTCTTCAGGTTCAAGTGGTTCAAGTGGAACTGATGGAACTTCGGGTACAGACGGAACAAGTGGTTCGTCAGGTTCAAGTGGAAGTTCGGGTTCAAGTGGAAGTTCGGGTTCAAGTGGAACAAGTGGTTCAAGTGGTACAGACGGAACAAGTGGGTCTTCAGGTTCAAGTGGAACGAGTGGAACTGATGGAACAAGTGGTTCAAGTGGAAGTAGTGGTTCTTCAGGTACAAGTGGAACGAGTGGAACAAGTGGTTCCAGTGGTTCAAGTGGAAGTTCTGGAACTGATGGAACAAGTGGTTCGTCAGGCTCAAGTGGCTCAAGTGGTTCAAGTGGTACAGACGGAACAAGTGGTTCTTCTGGTTCAAGTGGTTCAAGTGGAAGTAGTGGAACAAGTGGAAGTAGTGGTTCGTCAGGTTCATCTGGCTCAAGTGGAAGTTCTGGAACCGATGGAACAAGTGGTTCTTCAGGTTCAAGTGGAACAAGTGGAAGTTCTGGAACCGATGGAACAAGTGGTTCTTCAGGTTCAAGTGGAACTGATGGAACTGATGGAACTTCAGGTACTGATGGAACAAGTGGGTCTTCTGGTTCAAGTGGTTCAAGTGGAAGTTCTGGAACAAGTGGTTCAAGTGGCTCGTCAGGTTCTTCAGGTTCAAGTGGAACTGATGGAACTTCGGGTACAGATGGAACAAGTGGTTCAAGTGGTTCAAGTGGTACAGATGGAACAAGTGGGTCTTCAGGGTCAAGTGGTTCATCTGGGTCAAGTGGGTCAAGTGGTTCATCTGGGTCAAGTGGGTCAAGTGGTGTAGATGGAAACTTTGGTGGTGTAACATTTGCATATACTTTTGAGACAAATACTACAAACGCAAACCCAGGTTCTGGTGATATAAGATTAGATAATGCTACACAAAATGCTGCAACAGGTATTTATATCTGTGATACTGATGAAGATGGTACAGATATATCATCTTATTTACAAACTATTGATGATTCTACGAGTGCTATTAAAGGTCATGTAAAGATTTCAAATAAATTAGATTCAAGTCAATTTATATTATTTACAATTGCAAGTTTAACAGATAATGTTGGATATTTTGATGTAACTGTAAGTCCAGTAGATTCATCTGGTGCTACACCTTTTGAAGCTAGTGAAGATATAATTGTAACCTTTGCTAGAACTGGTGATGCAGGAACAAGTGGTTCTTCAGGTTCAAGTGGGTCAAGTGGTTCAAGTGGAACTGATGGAACAAGTGGAAGTAGTGGTTCCAGTGGTACGTCTGGTTCAAGTGGAACTGATGGAACAAGTGGAAGTAGTGGTTCTTCAGGTTCAAGTGGGTCAAGTGGTACAGATGGTACATCTGGAACTGATGGAACAAGTGGTTCCAGTGGCTCAAGTGGTTCAAGTGGCTCAAGTGGAAGTAGTGGAACTGATGGAACAAGTGGAAGTAGTGGTTCAAGTGGAAGTAGTGGTTCTTCTGGTTCAAGTGGAACTGATGGAACGAGTGGAAGTAGTGGTTCTTCGGGAACTGATGGAACATCTGGTTCTTCAGGTTCAAGTGGAACTGATGGAACGAGTGGAAGTAGTGGTTCTTCAGGTTCGAGTGGAAGTTCTGGTTCAAGTGGTTCAAGTGGCACGTCAGGTTCTTCAGGTACAGATGGAACAAGTGGTTCAAGTGGAAGTAGTGGTTCTTCAGGTTCGAGTGGTAGTGCTGGTACAAGTGGTGTGTCTGATAAATATGCTTCAACATCTTCTACTTCTAAGGCAATACCAACATCACATCCAACTGCAGTAACAATTACAATAGGTACTGGATTATCGTGGTCTGTTGGTCAATCAGCACTTGTTGCGTCTGATAATGATAATAAATTTGTAGGTGAGGTAACTTCTTATACGACTGGTACTGGTGTACTTGTATTAGATTCTACATCAAATACTGGTACAGGTACATATGATGATTGGGAAGTTAATTTAGAAGGTGCTCCAGGCCCCGCTGGTACAAGTGGTAGTTCTGGTTCATCTGGTTCTTCAGGTTCAAGTGGAACGGATGGTACAAGTGGAAGTTCGGGTTCAAGTGGAACAAGTGGAAGTTCTGGAACAAGTGGAAGTTCTGGAACAAGTGGTTCAAGTGGTTCCAGTGGTTCAAGTGGAACTGATGGAACTTCAGGTACAGATGGAACAAGTGGTTCAAGTGGTTCCAGTGGCTCAAGTGGGTCAAGTGGAAGTTCAGGTTCCAGTGGAACGGATGGAACAAGTGGAACAAGTGGTTCGTCTGGTTCAAGTGGAAGTAGTGGTTCTTCAGGTTCAAGTGGAACAAGTGGAAGTAGTGGAACAAGTGGTTCAAGTGGAACTGATGGAACAAGTGGAAGTAGTGGTTCTTCAGGTTCCAGTGGCTCGTCAGGTTCAAGTGGCACAAGTGGTACAGATGGAACGTCAGGTTCAAGTGGAAGTAGTGGTTCTTCAGGTTCAAGTGGAACATCTGGCACAAGTGGTTCGAGTGGTTCTTCAGGTTCAAGTGGTTCAAGTGGAACGGATGGTACAAGTGGAACTGATGGCACAAGTGGTTCGTCAGGTTCATCTGGAACAAGTGGTTCAAGTGGAAGTTCAGGTTCCAGTGGTTCAAGTGGAACAAGTGGTTCAAGTGGAACGGATGGTACAAGTGGAAGTTCTGGTTCAAGTGGTACAAGTGGAAGCTCAGGCACGAGTGGGTCAAGTGGAACTGATGGAACGTCAGGTTCAAGTGGTTCATCTGGTTCAAGTGGTTCAAGTGGAACGAGTGGTTCAAGTGGTTCAAGTGGAAGTAGTGGTTCTTCAGGTTCAAGTGGAACAAGTGGTTCAAGTGGAACAAGTGGTTCATCTGGGTCAAGTGGTTCCAGTGGTTCATCTGGGTCAAGTGGCTCAAGTGGTTCAAGTGGTGTAGATGGTAATTTTGGTGGAGCTTCATTTGAGTATGATTTTGCTACAGCTACTTCAATGGTTGACCCAGGAAGTGGTGCTCTAAGACTTAATGCGGCAGACCAAAATACAGCTACTAACATAGCTATTGATGAATTAGATGTTAATGGTACAGATATTTCAAGTTATCTTGTTACCATAGATGATTCCACATCTACTATTAAAGGACACGTAAAGATTTCAAATAAAACTGATAGTAGTCAGTTTATATTAGCAACAATCTCAAGTCAAACTGATAATACAGGATGGCACACAATTGTTATATCTGTAGTTGATTCATCAGCTACATCACCATTCAGTAATGCAGAAGATATTATAGTTACATTCGCTAGAACTGGTGATAAAGGTGACGCTGGAACGTCAGGTACTGATGGAACAAGTGGAAGTAGTGGAAGTAGTGGAAGTTCTGGTTCTTCAGGTTCAAGTGGTTCCAGTGGTTCAAGTGGAACTGATGGAACAGATGGAACAAGTGGTTCAAGTGGAACTTCTGGTTCTTCAGGTTCCAGTGGTTCGTCAGGTTCAAGTGGTTCAAGTGGAAGTTCTGGAACAAGTGGTTCAAGCGGAACAAGTGGTTCAAGTGGTTCAAGTGGAAGCTCAGGTTCCAGTGGCTCAAGTGGAACAAGTGGTTCAAGTGGTTCAAGTGGAAGTTCGGGTTCAAGTGGTTCAAGTGGAACTGATGGAACAAGTGGAAGTTCGGGTTCAAGTGGAACTGATGGAACAAGTGGTTCTTCAGGTTCCAGTGGTTCAAGTGGTTCAAGTGGTTCAAGTGGAACTTCTGGTTCTTCAGGTTCCAGTGGTTCGTCAGGTTCAAGTGGTTCAAGTGGAACTGATGGTACAAGTGGTTCTTCAGGTTCCAGTGGTTCTTCAGGTTCAAGTGGTTCAAGTGGAACTGATGGAACAAGTGGTTCGTCAGGTTCAAGTGGTTCAAGTGGTTCGAGCGGAACTGATGGAACGTCAGGTTCAAGTGGAACTGATGGAACAAGTGGTTCAAGCGGAACTGATGGAACAAGTGGTTCAAGCGGAACTGATGGAACAAGCGGTTCAAGCGGAACTGATGGAACAAGTGGCTCAAGTGGTTCAAGTGGTTCAAGTGGTTCGTCAGGTTCAAGTGGTTCAAGTGGTGTAACCGTAAGTGGAACAAGTGGTTCTTCAGGTTCAAGTGGTTCAAGTGGTTCTTCAGGTTCAAGTGGTGTAACCGTAAGTGGAACAAGTGGTTCTTCAGGTTCAAGTGGTTCAAGTGGTTCGTCTGGTTCAAGTGGTGTAACCGTAAGTGGAACAAGTGGTTCTTCAGGTTCAAGTGGTTCGTCTGGTTCAAGTGGTGTAACCGTATCTGGAACAAGTGGTTCAAGTGGAACTGATGGAACAAGCGGGTCAAGTGGTTCAAGTGGAACTGATGGAACTGATGGTGCACCTGGTGGAACAGTAGATAGGTGTCATTTAAAGAAAAGTTCAGCAACTGAAGACATTAACGTTGTTCAGGCCAGTGCTGTAGCGATTGATTTTGATGCTGAAGAATATAAATCAGCAATATATACTCATTCTACGGTAACCAATCCTGAACGAGTTACGGTTACTGCAGATGGCCTATACTACGTATTCGCTAATGTAACTTCTAAAAATACAGGCAACTCCAGGGTAAGTACAGTAGCCAGTATTTACAAAAACGGCACCGAAATCACTCAAACGCGAGTGTATAGTTATAGCCGTGGTGCATCCTATGGTGACGACAAATCCAAAACTATTATAACTACTCTCAGTTTAGTGGACACAGATTACATAGAAGTAAGAGCCTATGCTGATGACTATGAACAAGCAGATTCTATTGATACAATAGTTGCAGAATGTGAATTTATAATAACCAGAATATCTACTGCGGCAGGTGTGGGAGGTTCTTCAGGTACAGATGGAACAGATGGAACAAGTGGTTCAAGTGGAAGTAGTGGTTCAAGTGGTACAGATGGTACATCTGGAACTGATGGAACATCTGGAACTGATGGTACATCTGGTACAGATGGTACAAGTGGAACTGATGGAACTTCAGGTACAGATGGAACATCTGGAACTGATGGTACATCTGGTACAGATGGTACAAGTGGAACTGATGGAACTTCAGGTACAGATGGAACAAGTGGTTCTTCAGGTTCAAGTGGTGTAACCGTAAGTGGAACAAGTGGTTCTTCAGGTTCAAGTGGTTCAAGTGGTTCAAGTGGTTCGTCTGGTTCAAGTGGTGTAACCGTATCTGGAACAAGTGGTTCGTCTGGTTCAAGTGGTGTAACCGTATCTGGAACAAGTGGTTCAAGTGGTTCAAGTGGTTCAAGTGGTGTAACCGTATCTGGAACAAGTGGTTCGTCTGGTTCAAGTGGTGTAACCGTATCTGGAACAAGTGGTTCTTCAGGTTCAAGTGGTGTAACCGTATCTGGAACAAGTGGTTCGTCTGGTTCAAGTGGAAGTTCTGGTTCCAGTGGCTCAAGTGGCTCAAGTGGAAGTTCTGGTTCAAGTGGCTCAAGTGGAAGTTCTGGTTCAAGTGGTTCAAGTGGTGTAACCGTAAGTGGAACAAGTGGTTCAAGTGGTTCAAGTGGTGTAACCGTAAGTGGAACAAGTGGTTCAAGTGGTTCAAGTGGTGTAACCGTATCTGGAACAAGTGGTTCGTCTGGTTCAAGTGGTGTAACCGTAAGTGGAACAAGTGGTTCAAGTGGTTCAAGTGGTGTAACCGTAAGTGGAACAAGTGGTTCAAGTGGTTCAAGTGGTGTAACCGTAAGCGGAACAAGTGGTTCGTCAGGTTCGTCAGGTTCGTCAGGTTCGTCAGGTTCATCTGGCTCAAGTGGCTCAAGTGGTTCAAGTGGCTCAAGTGGTACTTTAAGTTTAAGTGGAGCGTCAAATACAAGAGTTATAACATCCGATGGTGGTTCAAATGCAACTGCTGAAGCGAATATGACATTTGATGGTAGTAATAAAATATTTAAAGTAGGTGACCATACAACAGCCGGTAATAACACATACATGAGTTTATCAGATGCTGGTGGTGGTATAGAATTATCTACAGTTGGTGTAGGTTCACTCGGTGATATGAGAGGTTACTCACTTGGTACGTATCTATCTATTGATGATGTTAACGAAGTAACAAGATTACAATCTGAAGGTAATATATTCCTTGGTGATGATGACTGGGTTGGATATGGTAATGGTACACATATACAAATTGATGATGATGCTCAACAAATTAGTATGAGTGCTGGTAATGGAGTTATTGTAAGTACATTATCTACTGGTGGTTCTATTGATGTAGGAGCGTCTGGAACTGGTCATTTACAAGTTGGTGTTTCTGATGTAAGATTAAAGAAAGAAATTAATACTATATCACAATCACTTGACACAATTAAAGAATTACGTGGTGTAACTTATAAATGGAAGACCGAAGAAGAAGGTAATACAAGGAATGCAGATAATGCTAATGATAGAACAGAATATGGATTTATTGCACAAGAAATTACAGGTTCACAAGCACATAAAGTAAGTTTTGAAGACCAAGAAGGTTTCTATGGTGTTAATAAGACTCATATAATTCCAATATTGGTAGAGGCTATTAAGGAATTAGAAGCTAGAGTAGTAGGTTTAGAAGAAGAGTTAAAAAATAAATAATACTTTTAGTGTTAAAATTAGATACTTATTGTTAGTTATATAACTGTTATAAGGAGAATAAAATGGCAGATACTATTAAATTTTCTGAAGATGAAATGAAAAAGTTACAAGAACTTCAAACTTCATATCAGAGTAAAACTATTGAATTTGGACAATTACGTGTTCAGAGTATATTGTTGAAGCAACAATTAGATGCATTAGAACAACAAGAAGCACAAATGGAAGTTGATTATGCTAATATACAAAAGAATGAACGTGATTTAGTTGACGAATTAAATAAAAAATATGGGCCTGGTTCATTAGACCCAACTACTGGTACTTTTACACCAATAGAACAACCACCACAAACCGAAAAATAATAAAATCTTACATATAATCGTTTCAAGTTTTTGTTGACTATTTATATCTAAGAATATGTTATATATTCGCATGCGTAAATTAAAACTAATTAATTAGGAGAAATATAATGGCCGAAAGAATCGTAAGTCCTGGTGTATTTACTCGTGAGAAAGACCTTTCATTTTTACCACAAGCTATTGGGGAAATTGGAGCGGCAATAATTGGGCCTACCGTTAAAGGGCCTGCTTTTGTTCCTACAGTTGTTCGCAATTTTAATGAATTTGTGGATATATTTGGGGATGTCACGAAGAATTATTATACACCTTATACCGTAGAACAATATCTACGGAGTGCTGGTACGGTTACTATCGTCAGAGTTCTCGGAGAAGATGGGTATTCAAATGATATTATTAAACTATATGCTATATCTGGAGCAGATGCGGCAACTGGTGTTACACACTCGTTAGCGTATCTCGCACCGTCACAAGGTGATTTTAGTGGAGCAGGAGATTTATCAACATCAACTATTACTGGTGGTGATGTTACTTCAACTGATTCAACATTGACTGTGAATGGTACAGATACAGTTTCATATAGTGTAACTTTATCATTTGATACAGGAAGTGCTAATTACATTGAAAATGTATTTAGTACTGATGCTCAAACTCAAACGGGAGCTGGCGGGATAACTGTTCCAGCTTACTTATATGCTAATTTTAAAAACGCACAATCAACAACTACATGGGCAGGAACAGAAGCAATTTCCGCTTCTATAGCTACTATAGATTTTGCCAGTATTGATTACTCAAATGCTAGTTCACCAACCGTACAATCACAGATGATTAATAATGCACGTTTTAATCTATTTAAGGTTAATACTCGTTCACATGGTTCAAATGTAAACGATGATGTGTTTGTGGTTGTTTCTAATGTGAAAGCGGCTGGTAGTATTGCTGGTTCAGACTATGGTTCATTTAGTATTGGAGTACATAATGTTGATGATGGAGCGTTAATTGAATCTTGGCATAATTTAAATTTTGATGCATCAAGTACTAACTATTTACCAAGAGTTATTGGTGATAGATATGTTACTATAGACTCAGATGGAAAACTAACATATAATGGAGATTGGCCAAATATGTCTAATCACGTTTATATTAGTGATTATTCTGCTCTTGAGTTCGCACCAAAAACTGTAGTACCAATGGGTCACTCAGCAATATCAAATACTGTTCCAGGTACAACTGGAGTTGATGCTGCTAGATTAGTGACTTCACAAACTAATGAAACATTAGAGTTTGACGCAACAGTTCCTTATGGATTTGACTTTAATTATTGGTATACATACAATGATAATACAAAAGCCTATGATAATGTTGCTTACTTAGCACCAGTACCAACAAGTGCTGGAACTGGTAATAATGCTACAATGTCATTAGAAAATATGTATGGACATCCATCTGCATCGTCTACAAATGGATATGCTACTGGCTCAGACCAATTAACATTGTCTAATTCACATATTAGTCAACGTAAGTTCGCTTTACCACTACAAGGTGGTTTTGATGGAATGAATCCCGCAACACCAAAGAATACTGGTGCTAACATACTAAATACAAATGTAATGGGATTTGATTGTTCATCTGCTACAACTATGGGAACTACTGTTTACAAGAAAGCTATTAATGCTGTAAGTAATCCTGATGAGTTCGATATCAATTTGTTAGTAACACCTGGTATCGTACATGGTCTACATAGTAAAGTTAGTGCTAGAGCTATGAATATGTGTGAAGAACGTGGTGATGCATTTTATGTTATGGATGCTTCTATACATGGTGAAAGTATCTCTACTATAACAAGTCGTGTATCTACATTAGATACTAATTACGCGGCTGTTTATTACCCTTGGGTAAAAATAGTAGATTCTGGTACATCATTACCTGTATGGGTGCCGCCTTCAGTAGTGTTACCTGGTGTTATTGCATACACAGACCAAGTAGCTCATGAATGGTTCGCTCCAGCTGGATTGAATCGTGGTGGTTTAACAACCGTACTTGAAGCTCAGACGAGATTAACTCATGCAGAACGTGATGACCTTTATGAAGATAGGGTTAACCCAATTGCTTCATTCCCAGGTCAAGGTGTTTGTGTTTGGGGTCAGAAGACCTTACAAGCTAAACCATCTGCGTTGGATAGAGTAAATGTACGTAGATTACTAATTAGATTAAAGAAGTTTATTGCTTCTTCTTCAAGATACCTTGTGTTCGAACAGAATACTGCTGGAACACGTAATCGTTTCTTGAATATTGTTAATCCTTTCTTGGATTCAGTACAAGCTAATAGTGGATTGAGTGCGTTTAGAGTTGTCATGGATGAATCTAACAACACACCAGATGTTGTTGATAGAAATCGTCTTGTTGGACAAATCTATATTCAACCTACGAGAACTGCAGAGTTTATTGTTCTTGATTTTGTTGTACTTCCTACGGGAGCTACATTTCCAGAATAGTAACTAAGTTGAAACTTAAAGCCCCTCATTTTTGAGGGGTTTTTTGTTTATATGATATTTATTATTGATGTTAGATGAAATACATTTTTAGAAGTAGATGATATTTATATATAAGAAATTTAATTAATTTGGAGATAATAAAATGGCTGAATTACTCGACCCTTCAGAAATAATGTTCACTCCGTTTGAACCAAAAACGAAGAATCGTTATATCCTTTATGTTGAAGGTATTCCCGCGTATTTAATTAAGACTGCCAATAGACCGAGTATTACGTTTGAGGAAGTTGAACTAAATCATATTAATGTTAAAAGATTTGTAAAAGGTAAAGGTTCGTGGGAGCCAATTGAAATTACTTTATATGACCCAGTTGTTCCAAGTGGTGCACAAGCAGTTATGGAATGGGTACGTTTACATAAAGAATCTGTAACTGGACGTGATGGTTATTCTGATTTTTACAAAAAAGATATTACAATTAATATGTTAGGTCCTGTTGGAGATAAAATAGAAGAATGGACTTTAAAGGGTGCATTTATTGTATCAGCCACATTTAATGATTTGGATTGGGCTGCTAGTGACCCAGCTGAGATTACATTAAGTCTCCGTTACGATTACGCAATATTACAGTTTTAATTATTTTATTGGTGGAAGAGAGGGAAGTTTGTGGTGGACTTCCCTTTTTTATTGAAGGTTTTTAGTATTACATAGATATTTATTAAAAAGAAGTTTTATTAATTAGTTTTATTAAACAAGGAGAAATCATGGCGAAACAAGAAAAGCCTAAATTTCCAACTGAAGTTGTAACTTTACCATCTAAAGGTAACTTCTATCCAGAAGAACATCCTTTATCAAGTGGAGAAGTTGAAGTCAAATATATGACTGCTAAAGAAGAGGACATATTAACGTCACAAAACCTTATTAAACAAGGTAAAGTGATTGATGTATTGTTAGAATCTTTGGTAGTTGGTGATTTTGACATGGACGATATGTTCATCGGTGATAAGAATGCCGTTATGATAGCTTCTCGTGTTCTTGGATATGGTAAAGAATACACTTTTGAGTTGGATGACCCAGTAACTGGAGAAAAAGAATCGCATACGTTAGATTTGACTACTCTTGACCATAAAGAAGTAGATTTCGACAAAGCTACGTTTGAATTTAAATTACCTTATTCTAAAAGAGTGTTAGGATATAAGTTTTTAACACAAGGTGATGAAAAAGAAATAGCGGCCGAACTCAAAGCTTTACGTAAGGTAACTAAGAAAACGGGTATTGAATCCGAAGTAACTACACGACTAAAAAAAGTTATTACATCCGTAGATGGTGATAAGACCATTGGAACGATTAATAACTTTGTCAATAATGAATTTTTGTCTCGTGATTCAAGAGAATTTAGAGACCATCTTATGTCTATAACACCCGATGTAGATTTGGATATCATTATTGATTTTTCTTCAGGTGAGGAGGTAGAAATTACCGTCCCTATGACGGTAGAGTTTTTTTGGCCTAAAGCCGGAAAATAAGCCTCAAATACACGAACAAATATTCCAAATAGTATTTCATGGTAAAGGTGGATTTACCTATGATTCAGTCTATTCTATGCCTACTTGGCTTCGTAAATTCTATTTCTTAAAAATGCAAGAGTTTTATAAGAAAGAAAAAGCTGAATACGATAAAGCTAATAAAAAGAGTACAGCTCGTCCACCATCATATAAAAAATAAGTTTTCTGATATTTATTATTGATAAATTCCCATAACAAACCGTTTTAATCAGGAGTTAAATATAATGGAAAATATTAATGATGTTAAGAAAATAGCACGAAAATTTCTTAAAAAACCAAAAGTTTTTCAAATGAGAGATACCATACAAGTTATTACAACAAGTGGTGCATATATGAATTTGAAGCATACTAAACGTGGTAAAGAATACGAAATAACAGACCCAAATGAAAATCTTATAGGTGGTGGTGATTACGACTCAGTATTAGAACCATTCGCCGAATTCAAAGACCTACTCCGTTCCCTTAAATTAGAAAGTATAAAACCAGTGGTTGAAAGAAACCAACGAGTATTCTATGAAGGTATTATTGATATGTTATTTCAGAGAGTAGCCGCTGGTGCTAAACCAAAGGCCGTAGTTAAACAAGCTACAAAGAATCATCCAGAGTTAAGTAAACTGGAAAAAGAAATTGAAAAAGATTTGGAACAATTAAGAAAAGATTCAGCCGAATTAGATAAAAAGTGGAAAAAAATTGCATTATTTTAATTAATAGGAAGTATTAATGGCCAAAACACCAGCCCAGTTCACAAAAGAAGATAATAAAGCTTTAACAGAGAAACTTAATTTAAGAAAGGCTCTTAATAAAGAAGAGAATCGAGGGCTCTATACTGCCAAGGACAGGGAAAAATTAGAAAAAGATATAGGTAAACTTTACAAAAAAAGAAATGAATTTGAAGTTCGTCTAAACGAGATTAAAGAAGAATTTACTAAGAAAATGAAAGAGTCTGGTAAGTTATCTAAAGAGGGTCTTAAATTAAATAAAGAAATAGAAAAAGCAGGTAAAAAAATAGTTGTTGGAGCTCAAGACTATTCAGGTATACTGAAATCACAAGCTAACATACATAAAACTGAAGTAGGTATACAAACAGACCTTGGAACTATTTTAGATGGACAATTAACGAATTATAATGAAATAAATGGGGCTCAATTAGCTATTGGTACAAATAGTTTTAAAGCCGTAGATTTCACTGGACAAGAAGAAGCTATCCAAGAAGAAAGACTTAAAATAATGTCTGGTCAATATGATTTGTCGGATGATGCAAAACAATTAGCTCTTGAAGAACTTGATATTGCCGACCAAAGATTAGACGTACAGAAAAAAATAGCTAAATCACAAGAACTACAACATAATGCTACAGTTGAACTTGGTAAAGGTATGGAAGATATAAAAGACCAAGCCATGGCATTCGGAGCTCAATTAAAAGCTATAGCTATGAATCCAGTTATGGCTATTGGTGCTGGTTTATTATTAGCTGGTAAGTATCTATATGATATGTTTAAAGGAGCAATGGAACTTAAAGCCGAATTAGGTATTAGTGATGAAGCGGCCGCAGGTTTACAGATGCAAATATCGGAAACTGCCGCGGCATTTAAAATGGCAGGAGTTGAAGCTGGTGATGTAAAGGATGCGGCTATTGGATTGATGGATAACTTTGGTGGAGTTAATGCAGTAACACCAGAATTGTTAACTGGTATGGCTCAAATGAAAGCCGATTTGGGTGTTAGTGGAACTAATGCGGCTAACTTAATGGTAGCGATGAAAGCTACTGGTGCCGCGTCAGAAGAAGCGGCATTCCAAATGGCAAAATCTGTTGGTAGTTTAGCTCAAGCCGAGGGTGTAGCACCAGGTCAAGTTATGCAGGATTTAGCTCAAAATACTGAAGCGTTTGCTTCATTCGCTAAGGATGGTGGTATGAATGTCGCTAAAGCGGCTATACAAGCAAAGAAACTTGGTATTAACTTTGATACATCGGTTAAGATAGCAGATAACTTATTAAATTTTGAATCGAGTATTCAACAACAAATGGAAGCTGAAATTCTACTTGGTAAACAATTGAATCTTGATAAAGCTCGTCAAATGGCACTTTCTGGTGATATGGTTGGGTTACAAAAAGAAATATTAAGAAATGTAGGTTCTGAAGCAGAATTTAACCAAATGAATGTTCTTCAAAGACGGGCGTTAGCACAGTCCATTGGTGTTAGTGTTACTGAATTATCTAAGATGGTAGCAAACCAATCTAATCTTAATAAACAAACAAAAGCTCAAAAAGAATCCGCCGCGTTTATGGCACATATTATGAAAGCAATACGTGGATTGAGTGAAGATTTAATTAAAGTTTGGATGGTATTGAAACCAATATTTATGGTAGCTTTAGCTCCAATTGGAATAGCCGTATTTCTTCTTATTAAGATGGTAGCTTTAATAGCGTCTGGTATATCCGCTCTGAATGAGTTTGGTAATGCTGGAACAATTATATTGGGAATTGTAATGGCAATATTAACGGCTCAAAAATTACAAGCTCTGTGGACTGGTGTTGTAACTACCGCACAATGGGCATTGAATGCCGCTATGACTGCAAATCCTGTTGGTGCTATTGTAATGGGAGTTATATTGTTGGTAGCTCTTGTTGTTGGATTAGCTAAAAAGTTTGGTGTATTAAAATATATAATTGGAGCAATTGGAGTAGCTATGGCTATAGCGTTTTGGCCAATAACATTAGCTATAGGAGCCGTATGGTTGTTATATAAAGGATTTATGTGGGTAGCAGATGCAGTAGGTGGAATAGGAAATTTGATGATGGGCATTGGTGCGGCTCTTTTAGTTGCAATGGGTCCAGTTGGATGGTTAATTGGAGCTGGAATATTGATTTGGAAAAACTTTGATAAAATTTGGGAGACTATTAAAGGAATTGGTAAAGCTATAATAGATTTTGTAATGTCACCAATAAGAAAATTAAAAGCTTTTATGGCTGGTTTGTTACCAGGATGGGCACTAAAATTATTAGGAATGGGTGGAGGAACTACTCCTGAAGTGGCTAAATCTGGTACAGTAGCTCAAGATTTCATTTCAAGACCTGGTAGTGGTATGGAAAAATTTGATGAGGGTGATACTATAGTTGGAGTACAAAATGAATCTACTTTAGCTGGTGGTACTTCTTCAGTAGATATAGTACCAATAACTGATGGATTGAGAGGTGTTATAGATTCGATTAACGCTTTAGAAGCTTCCAATAAAGCATTAACGAATTCGTTAATTGGTAAAGTTAAAACTTTGAGTGAGCAATAATATGGGATTAGTTGATTTAACAAGTGACTTAGCCATTGGAGCTGGAAATCCATTAGGTTCTCCTACTGGTAATAATTTAGGTCAACCAACATCGTTGGGTGGATATTCACATCCTGGACCAGTAAATTATTTCCCAAATCTTAACGCAACAGGATTTACTCTTAACTTTAGTGGGCCACCAACATTATTTACTATGAATGGTGTTCCAGAAGTGGTTAATACAAATCCAATAGGTAGACACACGGCAGGTATAGAACCTATACTTTTTATTAATAGTGACGCTTCATTATTTAATTCGGAATTAGATAATTTAAATCCATTTAATTTATCAGATATATTATCAATTACAAGACCAGATAATAATCCATTTAATTTATCAGATATAACTTCACTTGAAAGACCAGAAATGGTTGAGTGGTTTAATGTTACAACAGATAATAGTCCAAATATGAGTAGAAGTCCACGACAACCATTTAATTTTCCAAGTTTAGAAACTCCAGAAGCATTTAATTCGTATAATAGTAGTGGAACAATAAATACAGAATTATCTACTAAAGGACAATATGATAAATTACCTTATAGAGATAATAATGTTATAGGATTTGACCAACCATTTATTATAAAAGAAATTGGTAATAAAGCAGGACTTGATGCTGTTAGTGGTGTACCAGGACTTGGTATGGTAAGTACAATGATTGGTAGAACAGTTGATGATGTTAAAAGAATAGGAAAATTTATACTTACACCACAAGGTCTTACTTTTGGTGTTAAACAATTTTTATTTTATAAGTTAAATCCATTTGAACATACACGACAATGGAATCCACTTGGATTAGTATCTATTGTACCAATGGTACATGCAGAAAGTCATGGTTCGATGAGTAATTCATTAACTGCGGCATTAGAACCTATAGGGCCATTAATAGATAAATTAAAGGGTGTTGCTGGTAAAGCTGGAGAAGCTGGTGCATCAGCCGCAGGGGCCGCGTTAGAGTTCTTAGGAGGAGCCGCTAAGAGTACTATTAATTTTACAGGTGATGCTGTTAATTTCGGTAAAGAGACGTTTTCCGCTGGGTCGAAAACAATTGCACCAATACTTGAAAGATTTCGTACATACTTTCCACATCACGAACAACGAGCTAAACTTGAAGTACCAACAGATATCTTACAAACTGAATCCGATGGATTTAAAATTGATTGGACTAAGATTAAAACTTCTACTAAGAATATATGGAGTAAAGGTAAGAATATAACTTCTACAGTTGGTAAAGGAGCATTGAGTGTTGGTAAATCAGTTTACGCCGGAGTTGGATGGGTAGGTGGTCATTTAAATGAGATGGATTGGGCTAGAGATTTACATAGTGGGCCATATACAAGATATCAAGATTCATTAGCGTTGGTTATGAGTGGTAAAGCTCAAGGGCCAGGTCTTATATGGAAAAATGCAGACGATGAGGATTTAAAGAGTGGTGCAATTGGTAATGATGATACACAATTATTATTTTGGAGTAATTTGTGGGGAACTGATATAGAGACAGATGATTGGGGGGAAGAAAGTTCTACTGGTACAAATATTGGTAAGTATCATCCTATGTCTAAGTGGCCTGATAATAGAGAAGATAGTAATGGTATGTCAGTATTAATTGCTCGTGGTATGATGTGGAGACACCATCCAAGTAGTGATACTGGTAAAGCTAATCCAGTTGAGAGGTGGCCAGCTCTATTAGTAAATCAAGCTAGATATTTTAGTATAACAGATTCAAAAATGAACGCTGTACCAGAATGGTCACGACCAAGTGATGTTATAAAACCAATAGTTGATGAGGGTGACGTACAAAGACTTTTAATACCACAACCACCAAGTGTTATAACTGATAAAGACCCTATTAGAAATTATGCTATGTCAGCGTATGGTGATTTACCAGGTGAAACTAATGCAAGAGATGATGTTATATATGAGAAAACTTTAAAAACTCCTGCAGAATCAAAGGTTTTTAAAACTGAGAATTTAGATAGTGATGAAAAGAATAGAGAACTTAGAAATCGTGGTAAAGAGATAATGTATTCGGTTGGTCAACCTGGTACACCAGGTATTTTACCAGTTTGGGATGATAAAATAAAAGGTTTAATAAAAAAAGGTCATACTGGAAAATACGCAAATGAATTGACAGATAAAGTTAATATGACACCATATGGTACAAATTCTGATTTAGATTTTATACCATTTAAATTTAAAGATTTAGTTAATGAGAAATATATAGTATTTAGAGCAACATTGGAAGGTATTAGTGATACTATATCACCAAGTTGGAATGAATCACAATATATAGGTAGACCAGACAAAGTTTATACATATGGTGGAGCTGATAGAGCTATAGGATTTTCTTTTAAGGTATTTCCTAATACAAAACAAGAAATGATTCCGTTGTGGGATAAAGTTAATTATCTTATGGGTCTTGGATATCCAACTTGGAAAGCAGGTGGTAAAACTGGTGGTCGTTTAATGACACCACCATTTGTTGAATTAACTATTGGTAATTTATATAAAGATACACCAGGTTTAATAGATAATATTGGTGTAACTGTAGAAGATAGTGGTGGTTGGGATATAGATGTACCATTACAATTACCTAAATTTTTAACAATACAAATAGGGTTTAAATTTATTGGAAATTATGCGTTATCAATGACAGGTAAACACTTTAGTTTACCTTGGATGGATGGTACTAAACCATATGAAAACTTTTTAACAGACCCATCTAATAATGAAAATAACCCACCTGTTGATGCATCAGGAATAGATATAATGGATATACTGGCTCTACCAGAGGCTTCATCTGGAGGAACAGCTTAAATGAATAGATACTCATATACTAAAGTAAAAAAAGATAAGAATGGAGTTCGTTGTCTTAAAATAACGAGATACCCAGAAATATTAGTTAGGGATACTGATACATTTCATTTTGCTCGAGATTTTGAAAGATTTGATTGGTTAGCAAACAAATATTATAATGACTCAACACTTTGGTGGATTCTTGCAAAAGCTAATGGTTATTCACATGAATCAAGACCAAAGGTCGGTGATAAAATTCGTATACCGAGAGATATAAATTCTATATTACAAGAATTTCACAGATTAAACAAATAGGACTTAGGTTATGTTAAACCTTTCTGAGATACATCCAGACGTTAGGAGAACATTACATGAAATGGAGAATGCTCTTGCGAGAGACGTTTCACCTAATACTGGGCAAGCTGATGTTGGTAAAGCAATAAAAGATACTTATGCTAAATCATCATGGGTTAGAATGTTTTCACCAATAGATTCTACTTTGGAATATGTTTATTATACTGAAGAAAACCCGCCTCCAGCCGGTAGTGTTAAAAATATTGGTGATATTAAAGTTGATATAAAATTGGATGATGATGGTAAAATAATTTCACAACAGGCAGTAACACAAAATAATCCACGAGGTGGTATGGATACTGTTTGTATAATGGGTGGTGAATTAATGAAGGAAGGTGAAGGAGCAGATACAACATTTAAACATCTAAGTGGTTTTAGAGAAATGTATGATAGAAGTTTATTTGATAA